TAGTCTTGATTTAACTGGAATAAGTTTTGCTACAACTACTGGAACAATAGATACTCAAATAGATTTTGATGCAGCTGTTACAGGACAATCTTTAGCAACTACAGTAGCAACAGTTTCTATTACAGCTGATGCTAATATAGATGTAAATGGAAGCTCATTAACAATATCTTTAGGAGATGCAGAAGAGCAGATTACATCCGATGTATTCTTAACTGGAAATGCAATTTCTATAGATCTAGGATCGGCTGAATTAGACGCAAATACATTAGTAGAAATAACCTCTGTATCTGCAACAACTACTATAAATTCAGTGTCTATAAATGTAGATGTAGCACCAGATATTACAGGTCTAAATATGACTACTTCTACAGGTCGTTTATTTATTACAGCCTGGGCGGTAGTGGATATAGGGGTAACTAACAATTGGTCGGTTGTTGACATAGCGGCTTAATCAAACTAAAATTAGGTATTATTACAAATTTAAAAGGAATTTATGGCATCTAGTTTCTCTACGGACCTCAAACTGGAGTTAATGGTAACAGGGGAAAACTCTGGAACCTGGGGTGATAAAACAAATACAAATTTAAATTTAGTACAACAAGCAATTGCTGGTTTTGAATCAATAGCTATTACTTCTACTAACACAACTTTAGTAATGACTGATGCTACAATATCAAATGCTAGAAATGCTGTTATAGAATTTACAGGAACCATTACAGCCAATGCTACTGTTTTTGTAGCAAGTGGAATTGAAAAAACATACACAATTAAAAATAGCACAACAGGTGCATTTACATTAGCCTTAAATCAAGTTGGTGGATCCTCTGTTATTTGGGGAACAACAGATAAAAAAATTAAACAAGTCTATTTAGATGGAACAAATGCAAATACAATTGATCTTAGCACATTAGGTGGACAGATTAGCACTAGTACAGCATTAGCAGATTTTGTTATTGGTCCTAATGAATTAGATACATCATCAGTTACATCAGTTAAAATTGCATCTTTCGCAGTTACATCTACAGGATTAGATACATCAGCAGTTACATCAGTTAAAATTGCTTCTTTCGCAGTTACATCAGGAGCATTAGACACAGCATCAGTTACATCAGTTAAAATAGCAGCAGCAGCTGTAGGTCCTACTCAATTACAAAACACTTCAGTTACTGCAGGATCATTTACAACAGCATCAATTACAGTTGATGCTCAAGGAAGAATTACATCAGCAGCCTCTGGATCAGGTGGAGGTGGAGCAGGAGTTCTTACTTTGATGGCTGATGGACCTTCAAGTGGAACTTACACAGCGAGTCCAACTGCAAATAGAATTATGGTTTATATGTATGCTGGAGGTGGTGGAGGATTCTTAGGCCCTTGTTGTTCGCCTCCTGGCGGTGGCGGAAATGGCGGAGCTGGTTTTTATAACAAACCTATAGCACAACCTTTTTCACAACCTTATTCTGTTGGTGCTGGTGGAAATCACAATGCAAATAGTGGTAACGCAGGTGGATCTACAACAATAGCCAATGTTGGAACAGTAAATGGTGGATCAGGTGGATCAGCAACTCCTGGGAATCAGCCTGGATCAAATGTAACTTTAACCTATGGAAGTAGAAGCGGAGGTAGCGCAGGCCCAGCGCCAGCTAACACTAAAGCGGGAATTGGTATGGCTTTAACTGAATTTTCACTTAACAGACAGGTTGGCCCTGGTCATCTTGCTGTATACGAAAATATAGGAACATAATATGGCTTTTATAATTTGTTTAAAAGATTTTGATAATAAATCTGGATCTTTTGTTAAAATTGCAGAAAATCAAAATGATTTAAATAATTCTAATATCAATCAATTAGATTATAAAATACTTGAAGTTTCGCAAGAAAATTTTAATGCAATAAAATATAAAACAAAAATTGTAGATAAATACAATAATGATGAAATTTTTTATCTTAATCAATCTATGAAATTTTTAAATAAGACAGAATTGCAAGAATTTATAGAGGGTTTATGTTTTACAATACAAAATTTTTTAGTAAATAATTCAAATCATCCATATTATAATCAATGGAATAACTATAAAAATCAACTTAAAAATTTAAATTTAAATAACATAACATATCCTTTAAATAAATCATTAGAACAATATTTTAATGATTTAGGACAACCTTCATATAGTATTTTACAACTTCCCTAAAAAATGCTATTAAATTAGCATGTTCGATAAAGAAATAGAATTTAGTGCCCATGAAGATTATTTTGCATTAAAAGAAGATTATCCAATACCTGCAAAATTAAACATACCTGAATGGTATAAAAAATTAGAACACACTGTTTTAAATAGAACAATTAAAGGATGTATGCCTTTTTTAGATACATTAACTTCTGGTTATTTATTAAAAATACCTCAAGATTTTCATGTAAGACACAATGTAGACAACAAAAATGAAAAAGGAGAGATAGTTAAAGATTCTTTCCAAACTTTTGGATTACACGATCAATCACAGCTATTATATGCTAAAAGTGTAAATTTAAATTCCGGTTTTGATACACATTCTCTAAAACAGGTTGAAGGCTCTCCTTTTGTTGAAAAAAATAAAAATTTACCTTTTTATAAAATATTAAATCCTTGGCACATCAAAACACCAAAAGGTTATTCTTGTTTGTTTGTTCCCCCATTAAACAATTTTGATGATAGATTTTCAATCATATCAGGAATTGTAGATACTGACAGTCATTCAATTGAAATTAATTTTCCAATTGTTATTAATGGAGATAAATATCCTATTTTAGAAACAACTATTAAAAAAGGGACACCTTATGTTCAAATTATTCCTTTTAAAAGAGATTCTTGGAAAATGATTACAAAAGCTCGAAAACATAAAGAAGTACAAAATTCTAAAATTTTTTATGGGCTTAAAATTTTAAATGTATATAAAGAAAAATATTGGAATAAAAAATCATGGAAATAAAAAATTTTGTAAAAATTTATGATGAGGTTTTACCTTTAAACGCACTGTCTAATTTAATACGTTTTGCAAATATTTCAAAATTTGAGGAAACTAAAGTTGGCGGAGGTGATAAAAGTAGAAAAGATTTTAACGTAAGAAGAACATACGCATTATCTCTTTCAAATTTAAATAGTTCGATTTCTATTGTTCACTGGTCTAATTTACTTTATAATTATTTTAACAAAAATTTAAATCAATTTAAATTTGATGCTAATATTATAGATTATAGTTATCAAAAAATATTAAATATAGAAATTTTAAAATATGAAAATACTGGTTTTTACACTTGGCATGTAGATCATTTTGCAAACATTCCCAGAACTATGAGTTGTATATTGCTATTAAATAATGATTACGAAGGCGGAAATCTTTGCTTTAGAAATCCAGATGGTTCAGGAGAATGGGAAGTGGAAGTAAAACCAAATAGAATGATTATCTGGCCAAGTATTTTTTTATATCCACATACAGTAAAACCAGTAACGAAAGGAACAAGGTATTCAGTTGTAGCATGGGCACTTTAGATTATAAAATAATAGATAATTTTTTAGAAAAAGAAGATTTTTATAAATTTCAAAAAGAAATATTTAATGCACATAATGTACCTTGGTTTTATAAAAATTCTCAAACAACAGGTTCAATTAATGATATAGATGACGTTGGGTATTTTTCGTTAAGTTTTTTTAATAATTATTCAAATAATCTTAATGAGTTTAATTATTTTTTATATAAAATATATGAAAAATTAAATTGTCAAGCATTAATACAATCAAGAGCAAATTTATTTTTAAAACAAAAAGAAAATAAAAAATTATATTTTCATACAGATGTTGAATTTAAATGTAAAACAGCTATATTTTATATGAATACTAATAATGGTGCTACTATTTTAGATATAAATGAAAAAATAAAAATAGATAGTATTGAAAATAGAATGCTTATTTTTGATTCACAAATAGATCATTGTGCATTAGTACAATCGGACATTAAAAGAAGAATTTTAATTAATATAAATTATTTTTAATATGAATACTATAAAAGATTTTAAATACAAATTAATTAAAAATTTCTTAACTAAAGAAGAAATTAAATTATTAACAGATTATTGTAGAATTAAACACAGAATAAATTTTGACTCTTTTGATTTTATTCAAAATGATAATGGTGATACTTTTTTTTATGGTGATCCTTTAATGGAATCTTTAATGATAAATAAATTAGAATTAATGCAAAAAGAAACAGGTTTAGAGTTATTATGTACTTATGCTTTTTGGAGAATGTATACAATAAATGCAGATCTTAAAAAACATAAAGATAGACCAGCTTGTGAAATAAGTGTTACAGTAATGATAGGATCAGATGGAACTCGTTGGCCAATTTATATGGATGGAATAGAAATAAATATGGAGCCAGGGGATGCTGCCATATATTTAGGTTGTGAGATAGAACATTGGAGAGAAGAATTTAAAGGAGATTGGCACGCTCAAACATTTTTACATTATGTAGATAAAAATGGTCAAAATAAAGATTGGTTAAGAGATAAAAGAACAATATGGGGAACCCCTAGATGAAATTTAAACAATACGAAAATGGATCTTGTGATATAGAATTTTCTGTCAAAGAAAGATGGTTAATTTTAAAAAAAGGAAAAATACATTTATCTGATGAGGCTTTAAGACATTTTGGAAATAAATTAGTTCAAATGGTTTCTGAATGGAATTTGAAATTTAAAAAAGATACACAAGAAAAACTTACATACGACAATACTAAGATTGAGGGTAAATGAGTTCAGAAAAGATTAAAACTTTTATTACTCCTATTTTTTTAGAACAAAAAAATGAATGGTTAAATAACTTAAATTTATATTGTGATCCTTATATTGATAATGCAAAAAAAGATAATAAAAAAATAATCGAAGAACATAAAATAAAATTTAATAAAGATGTAAAAGATTTTGGAATGACACATCATTCTTTACCATTAAATAATAACATTAATTTTGAAGAATTTAATAATTATGTAAAAGCAAAGTCTTATAGTTTATTAGAAGATATGGGTTATGATTTAAATAATTATAATTTGTATCTTACTGAATTGTGGGTTCAAGAATTTGCAGAACAAGGAGGAGGACATCATGAAGGACATATTCACTATGATAACCACATATCTGGTTTTTATTTTTTAAAATGTTCAGATAAAACCTCTTATCCAGTATTCCATGATCCAAGAACAGCTAAGCTTATGTCACAACTCCCATTAAAAGATGAGAATGAATTAACATTTGCAAGTAATAAAATACATATTAAACCATTCCCCGGCACTTTAATATTTTTCCCTGCATATTTAGAACATCAATTTACAGTGGATTATGGTATAGAACCATTTAGATTTATACATTTTAATTTGCAGGCTGTTAGAAAAATAATTACCAATTCTATTAGTAAGTAACTCTTTATTGTTAAATATATAGATATGGGGTATAAAAAACCTATGCCTTTAAAAATATCTACAATCTTTTAGCTATATTCAATTGATGGTATAATAACCATAAATATGCCATTAAAAAAGATACCGTTGCCTTCAGGCTTTGATAAGAATGATACTGCCTCTCAAGCAGAGGGGCGCTGGATTGATGGAGATAATATACGTTTTCAATACGGATCTCCTGAAAAGATAGGTGGTTGGCAACAAATTAATACATCCATATTAGTAGGGGCAGCTAGAGACATACATTCTTATTTTGATTTAACTGGTAGACGTTACGTAGTTATTGGAACAAATAAAGTTTTATATGTTCTTTTTGATGGAGAATTTTATGATATTACACCACTTAAAACAGCACTAACAAGTTGCACCTATACATCAACTACAGGTTCTGCAACTGTAACTATTAACAAATCTGCTCATGGTTTATTGGTTGGTGATTTAGTTAATTTTTCAAGTGTAACAACACCAGGTAGTCCTACAACAAGTTTTACAGCAGCAAATTTTACAACCAACTCATTTGAAGTTAAAACAGTACCAACCGCAAATACATTTACAATTACTATGCCTGTAACAGAAACAGGAACAGGGGTTACTGCAGGTGGAACAATTACTACAAACCCTTATGTAATTGTAGGTCCATTAT